CTGACCCGTTAAAGAAAGTCCAAATGTGTTTGTTGGAGCTTGATAGTTAGGGTTTAATAATTGACTTTGTGCTCCTAGCTGAGAAGTAATCGGTGACACACCAGCTTGCTGACCGCCAGCGAACATCCCTTCAAACCCTTTTTGAATCTGCATTGGAGAAACACCTGCAGCTACCATACCTGTGTAATCCCCTACTAAAGATGCTGGAGCTTGTAAAGCTGACTGCCTTCCTTGAGTCATTCTTTGTTGTGCTTCAGTAGCTTGTTGCTGAAACCCTTCTGCTTGAGCAACATCTAAATTAGCTATTCTAGTTAGTCTAGCTTGTTCACCTTCTGCAATATCTTTTTCTAAGTTTTGAATATCTTTTCTTTTCTGCATCTCCAAAGCTTGCCTTTGTTTATTAGATTGTTGTGCTAGCCTACTCCCTTGAGCCGCAGCCAATCTTGGGTCTTCACCCGCAGTGACATCTAATACAGTAGATAAGTCTTGGCTTATTTGTTCACTAGCAGTATCATACAAACTAGTATCAATAGACCTCATTCTTTGAGTGTTTACGTCTGCGCTTTGATATGCTTTGTCTATATATTTTTGAGCTTGATCTGTAGCGGTTTTCAAATCACTTTTAGCTTTAGACGCTTGGTCTAGGCTAAAAAGAGCACTTGCCCCTTTAGTGATTCCGCTTATAATTAACATTGTAGCTGGATCCATATGCAAATATACTAAATTACGGGAAACTTTTCATTGATTCTGAACCAACGGAGAATAATTCTACTTTAGAAGTTGAAGTATTAGTTAGTTCATACTCACAGTAATGCCCCATTATACCGTGAGATTCTGCTACTGTATTCTTAACATATAGTATAAAGTCTCCATTACTAGGCGCATTTGCACCTGCTATTGTTGTGTCTATAGTAACAACTTGACCAGTTAATGCCGTTACTACACCTCCTAAGGAGGGTGTTGACCCATAGTAAACCATATCCCCTATGCTAATAATACTACCTATATTTACCGAACTAGCAAAAGTCAGTGTAGTTGCTGCGGGTGTGGTAGCATTAACAGTAGTTACGTTTGCTATACCATTAGCATATCTCATTAACAAATTGATATCTGTTTCTAGAAACCTGATAAAAGCAAAATAATTTCCTTCTTTCTTTTCAAAATAAGTATCTGCAATACTACCTACTTGAGGTAAGTCAGTTGCTAAAGTAGCTGACCAAGCAGCATCGGATTCTAAAATAAGTGTTTTAAATAATTTGTTTTCCAATGGGCCTTTATTAAATACACTTTTAATAGTGGTGTTATATTGAACCCCATAAAAGTTGTTTCTTAAAGTATTGGTATTATGTCTATATAATTGACCGTTGTTAAATGTATATAAATAATTGTTCATACCCTGAGTATACTCTGGTATAAATGAATAAAAGGAAGGCCATCCTTTTACTGCTGGGCTATATGATAATGTTATTTCTGCCATAATTTAACTTGAACATAAACTTACTTGAACAATCACTCCATTTGCATCTTGTCTTAACCAATAGGTGTCAACTACTGTTGGATTTGGATTAACATATAAATAATATCCTGCAGCAGCTGGAACTGTCATCGCAGCGTCATTATAAATAGTTGTTGCTTCAGAAGGAACTGCCGCATCTAAGAAGTATGGTCCTAGTGTTCCAGCACCTCCGCAAACTATACTTTCTGTTGCTCCAAAAGATAAATTAACTTGAGTTGAACTTCTGTAGTCGTATATTAAATATAAATTAGATACTGGTGTTCCTCCTGTGTTACTGTAATTAAAAGAACCTTCAAACACACCACTTGAAGTGTTAGATATAGTTAAATTAGCACTAGCAGCTATTAATGCATTAATATCCGTTTGTGTATTTGCATAAGTAGTATTACTTAATAAATGTAATAATCTGTTTCCGTTATTGGTATTAAAGTCAAATGAATCAGAACCTGTTTTAGCTGACCTAACTGTAACAACCGCTTCTGGAGTTGGTGTAGTTCCAATAGCTACTTGAGAAGCATATACCTGATACTGAGCCACTCTTTGTGTTCCACTTCCTGTTCCTGTTGATACATTTGTAAAAGTCACAGGTTGGTTAATAAGTGGGCTAGACACAGAAGGTGTTAAATTACTAGAAGCCCATTCATATTGATTATGTATGGTTGGAGCTAGTCCAGTAAACTCGCTATTTAAACATATTTGATATACATTAATAACAGCTGCAGTTGGACACTGAGCGGTAATTGAATAATCTGCAGAAACTCCCACCACAGCAACTGTAATAACAGCAGTTTCAATAGAAGGTATGTTTTTATCAAACTGAAAAGTTCCGCTTCCTGTAACACTTCCCGAACTAGTAGTAGCTCCATTGTAAGTAACTGATATGTTTATATTTCCACTAGTTGCATTGTAATCAATATCCGTAGTTCCTATAGAGGCCCCTAATTTAACGGTGTAAGTAAAGCTTTCTGTTTGGTTATTAAACTCTAGTTCTGACCCGCAGTTTACAGTTTGAGGCTCTACTGGTAATGTTCTATTATTGCTGCTTAACACATACTCATTCATATAAGGATCATATCCTCCTATTTTTTGAGTATTAAAATCTTCTATAAACAAATCCCTAAAGTATGACCTCATACCTATTTGAGATATAACCTCTAGTGATTCATTAGAATAAGAGCTACCACTTAACTTAATTACCGCACCACGCTTTGAATCCGTGAAATACTTGTCATACCCAAACTCAGCATAGCTTTCTGGGTTATGGCTAATACCATATTCTTCTAAACGAGCTACTTGATTTCCTAATATAGTAGGTGTTGATGTCACGTTAGATAAACCATCAGCTGAAGTAAGTACGTTCTTATTAACTAATACGTAAGATATCTTATCTTCTTGTAATACTAATAAATCATTTTGTCTTGCCTTAAGTAGTTCTATATTACCAAAGTCTTCGTTTAAATCTTTAAAGTTTAGAATACCTAAATTAAATTCGTTAGTTCTGTTTAGCTTAGTTTCATCATTATATATACCACTATAAGTGATAGAAGCATTTCTTCGTTTCTGTCTAAACTCACCCTCAGACAAAGTAAATACTCTTTCACCAATATTGAGAGCATCTTCTTTGAATGAGTCTTGTATTTTACAACTCTCCATACCATTACCCCAAGAGTAACAGTTAAAAAAGTTAGTAAGCACAATTGCATCTGCATTAACAGCTCCACCCTCTACAGGAGTAGAAGCTCCAAATGCCACATCTAACACTATGGTATTAGCGTCTGGTTTCTCTAACACAGTGTGTTGTCCGTTGTATTGTGGATTGGTTGGCGATAAATTAGTTTGTTGCACGTTCACTATGTCACCTACAGAAAATGGAGCGGTAGTTAAGCCTGTTCCTCCTGTACTAGTGAGTGCTAATTTTCCACCATTATACTGAGAAGCAGGTAACCCCTGTGAAGACCTATAAGCATTGTTTTGAGCATTGTCATAAAAAGCCCAATTGTTTTGATCCTGCAAGTTACCATCGTGTAAGTCACCGTTTATGTTAAATACTTCATTTCCTTCATAATAAAAATCATCTGGAGCATCTTCGCCATCTGTCTCTAAAACAAACAAACCGTCTGGAATATTACTTAATTTAACCTTTATAGAAACTTTAGATTTTCCTAGAGTAGTACCTCCAAGTCTCATCCTAAAATTAGACTTAATCCCCAGAGCTTGTTGAGTAGCGCCAGTTTTGTCTTGAGTATTAAAACTTACTTGGTGAATTCCGTAATCTTGAGAATCTACATCAGGTACTTGTGGTGTATCGTCATTTTTAATAAGGTCAGTTGTTAATCTAAATCTAAATTTTTCTCCTTGATTACCAGCATAATTAACACTATTAGAAGGGAAAAAGTTTTGACTATTTACAAATTGATCATTAACCATCAGTTGCAAATTTGCTTGAAGGTTAGCTCCAGTGTTATAAGTTTTATTGGCTGTTCTGGTTATATTTAATTCGCTAAATTTATTTTTATTCTCTGGATTCGTAGTATATGTTATTTGAGCCTCTGGTCTTTCACAAGTTATTTTAATTGTTACATTAGTACCTTCTTCAATTGTGGTTTCTGTAAAACTATCAATTAATGAAACTGTAGCGTCAATACCTCTGCTAGCAACTATTGAGTTTTTTTCTTTATTAATTCCTTTTTGATTTATTTTACCGGGTTCATCTATTCTGTATTCGTTTCCAGGAGAAAACTTAGCATACACCCCAGGCCCTGGATAAGTAGGAGATTGGTCATCTATATTTGGAGATGTGCTTTTAGCTAAACAAGTAGCTTCTACATAAGAGCCTTTAGCGCCATCAATATCTGTTTTCACAGTATATGTTTCTCCTTCAACAATTTTTTGTGCGGTTTCCCCTTCTAGTTGACACCAAAACTGAGTACTATCATCCGAGTCTGGTTCAGCTCTAATAATAAATATAGTATCGTAATTTAATTTAGATGGTTTGATTGCAAATTTATAATACTTAGCCCAAGAAGGAGCTTTTTGGCTAACTGGTATATTTACTTGTGCTTTGTTTATTAATGTAGAATTAGAAGCAGGCACATTAATACTACTATCTAAACTTACTAAAGCAGTACTTGACCTTGCGTAATCATCCATATAAACCATAGCTAAGTCATAATCTCTATTACTGTGTAAACTTTCTTTATTTCTTTTTGTGTCAAATGCAAAATTCGCACTTAAAAACTCAAAACCCTCAAATGATTTTGTGGACCCTGTTTCGTATACCATCATTAAAGATTGTATAGTAACTTGAGTTGGTGTAGCAATATCAAAAGTTTCTAACAACCCTGTTTGTCCTGTTGGGTAAGTAGATGGAGAAACAATAGTAGAAGAAGCTGCAGCAGCATTTGGAACAGCTGAATTTACAGGAGTTGCTGCACTGCTAGTTACACTATTAGTAGCGGGGCTACTTATTACACTATTATTAATAAAATCTGTTGCTGTAGTTCCTGTTGATGCGTCACTAAACGGTTTGTAAATGGGTGTTGCTGTAGCTAATCCTGTTCCAATTAAGTTTTCAAAATCAGTGCTACCAACAAAGGACGCTAAATCTCCATAAGTATTAGTAAGTTGCACAGTAGAGGTTATGCTTAATGTGAAACCACCTGTTGGTCTGGTTAAATTTAAAACAGAAGCATTTTGGTTATATATATTACCACCAGTTGCGTAACTCTTAAGTTCACAATTAAAAGTTATAAAATCTCCCTGTAAAAAATTAACAGGATTACCCAATGTATCTTCAAAAGTAAAAACACCTTTTGAGTTATCTACACTTACTGTACTTGGTGTAGCACTACCATTTAAAACTTGATAATCTGAAGAAACAAACTCACCATCTACACTTAAAATAATTTCATTTTCATTGTCGTCTAATCTTACTGCAGGATTAGCAACTAAACTTGTAACATAATCTAGTTTAACATCGTTTCCGTCAGCAGACTTCATATCGTATCCATCTACATAATTACCAAACATTAACCTGTTTCCAGAACTAGTTAAGGCTTTTGCTTTTAATGGAACATTGTCATACAGCCTTAAACTTTCATTAGCAGATAATACTCTAAATACTTCTTTGTTTCTGAAAAATATAGATTGTGTTGAATTGTCAGCCCAACCTAAGTCAGACTTACTGTACTTGTCAATTACTTTAATAACAGTGCTTGAACTTTCTTTGTAACAAACCTCTATCTCTTTAACTAAATTAGAGCCCGTGCCAAAAAATACAGTTGCTGCATTGTATGCATTAACCATTGATTCATTCTTAATAGTGTTAAAATCGACCTCAACTAAATCAGGGTTTTCAGGCTCAAAAGCAGGAAGGCTAAACGGGGATAGCGCAGAGTACTCTCCGTCTTCATACTTAAATCTATAAGCAAAAGAAATAAACTTGTCTGTAAAAAAACTTTGGTCGTCATTATCAGCACTAGACAAAGTAAAAGTAGGTGGGCTAATAGGTGGTTTAACTATAAGATTAATTTCTTCTTCTGTTATTTGGTCTACTCCACCAACAGGAAAAGCATAAGACCTATCTACATTTATTTTTCTAGGTGGATTTAAATTATCTGTAAATATTAAAAACCTATCTACTAATTCAACCCCTGTTATTAAATTGCTTGGGTTAAAGTTTAATACACTAGTAGATATAATGTGGTATATAGTGACAGACGTCTTTACGTTAAAAGAAATAATTAAGTCAACTACTGAAGGGTCAGTTACAAACCAATAAATAGTTTCATCACTTTCGTCTGCGTATGAACCAATACAAATAGCATTAGCACTTAATGCCACTCCTTGATTAGTGATGTTGGTTATTTTTGTGTTGCCCTTAGTGTTTTCTACAGTTCCTATTTCAGAATCTTCTGTTGAACCAAGCCTGGCATTTAATGCGTCTACATATTCTCCAGGAGGTAGTATCCTTTCGTCACTAGACTTATTCATTATGCCTTTGAAGAAAAAACTATTTAATTGCATATTACTTTATAATCTTATCCTGACCTCTTAAATTCATAAGTAGTCTTCCTGGGTGAATGTTACTCATTCTTATCTTGGCATTTCTAAGTAATGCTGATTTGCTTTTTCTGTATCTATTAACAATATACTCTGGCTCGTTTAGTTTTGTGTTTAATATAGAGTAAGTTATATAAGAATACAAAAACTCTTCAAACATTTTATTGACAGTTACTAATGAATCATCTCCATTTTCCATACCGTCAGAAACATATTCTAATACAACTGACTTATTACCAGCTCCAGAACTAAAATTAATTACGCCACCTTTTTTATCTATTTTAAAAGTAGGTAAAGCATTTGCTGTTTCTGTATTTAATCCGTAAGCACCACCAATAGAAAAGTCAAAATACCAACATCCCTCTAAACAAAAACCATAGTATCCGTAATAAGGACTAGTCTCATTTAAGTATTGGCTTCTAGTAAGGCCGGCTATTCTGTCTTGTGTAATCTTAGAGTTTTCAGGACTTAGCACATTACCATTTGAATCAAACAATAAGTTGTTGTTGTTGTCTTGCAAGTAAGCAGAAGCATAGTTAGTTTGAATATTTTCACTTAAAGGAAACAAAGTTCCGTTGTGATATATAGATATTCTAACCCAGTTAACAAAATCAGAAGGTAGTATGTATCTTAAATTAGCTCCAACATTTAGTTGAAGTATTTTAATTTCTTTAAACGCATCATAATTAAGTTCCTGTATTGCTCTTTTGGCGTGAAACAAAACTTGATACCTGTCTACATTATTAATAAGTTGGTTATTACCAACATACATTAACATATAGTTGTTTACAATGTCTTGTAAAGAAACATACTGATAAGAACCCCAGTTAGCATTTGATGGAGTGTTCCCCCCGTTTTCATAATATTGATACTGTGATATATATGCCATTAGCTATTTTCTTGTATTGTTTCTAGACTCTCTTGTGTGGTTGCTGCTTGAACAACTTCAGCTTCTCTAATTGACAATCCAGCATACTTTAAAATATTAATAACTAAATCTGTTTCATCAGATAAAGGTAATTCAAAGTCTTGGAAATCTGCTTGAGATTGGTCAAATAGTGGTTGTCCTCCTGTTAAAGTTTGGAAAGTCCACTTAGGGTCTTGAGGGTATCTCACGTATTGTGTTTGAACGTCAGCCACTCCACTAATTGTAGATGGATAAACTGTGATATTATTTCCTAAAGTAGTACTTGTAGCTCCTCCTAACACATAAGCAGGATATTGTTTGTTTGGTGCTGTTAAGTTAGAGTTGGTTAAATAAAATATTTTACTTTGACTTACTCTTTCTACTTCCGTAATATTAGTATTACTATAAATAGCATAATTTTCATCTACCACCATTATATCAGCACTTAGAGTTAATGATGTATTAGCAATCGCAGTGACATAAGCAGAAGTAGAATCAGTGGTGTTAACCACTATGTCACCTATATTTACTACACCTGTAAAAGTAGCGGTAGAATCCTCTAGCTTGCCTGCTGTTGTGCTGGTAGTTAACCCTGTAGCTAATTGTGTAGGATAATAAAATACTTTATCAATTAAATAATAATCCGAAGGTAAAGAATAATTATTGGCGTTTACTCTAGTTAAAAATGCAGTTACTGAAAAGCTGTCTAATACTTCTTCTAGTCCTTTTTTAATGTCTGCATACCCTGTACCAGATAGTCTACCTAGTCGATTGTTCTCCTTGTTTATTTGAGTATTATACTGGTAAAAGTAATCTTCAAATATATCTAGCTGCGCTTGTTTTGCGAAAAGGTTAAAGTCAGCTGGAGATATATATCCGTAATTATTTTTATTCAGTATAGAAAGAACAGTATTTCTAACAGAATTTATCATCTAAAATCTTTTATACAAAGATAAGCAAAAAAAAAGAGCCTCTAGTAATAGAAGCTCTTGTATAGTATATTAGGTAAAATGTTATCCTATAGATATTCCTATTACTTTATTAGGTAAAGTAGATACATCGTGAGAAACATCTGTCCAACTAGAAGAGTAGCCTTTAACTATTGATTCTTCAATCAAGTCTCTAACTGCTTCACTTCCTGAAGCAACTGGAGTGTGTGTTAAAGTAATAACATCAGCTGCTGCCGCTCCTTCATAAGTAATGGTAACAGTGCTAGTACTAGCTTGCTCTACTAATAAAACTCCTGATCCAGAAACCAATTGGCTATTACTAACGGTCCCTGAATGAATGAAAAATGCTTTTCCTGAAACTATAGGAGCTGTTCCGCCATCTAAAGCTGTTAAAGTAAGATTGTTGTTGTCTATTTTACTAGCAACTAAAAAATACTCATTATCTGTAGATTGATGAACAATATCTCCAACAGAAACATTAGCAAAAACATCACCAGTATCTGTTAAGTCAGCTGACCCAACAGGAGTAACTGATGTTCCATTCATAATCAAATTAAATACGGGTATGTTTAAAAACTTTTCCATATCTTAAGCTATTGCGATTCCGCTTACCGCTTTTGGTAAAGAACCCATTTGTAAAATAACTTCAGTCCATTGTTGTTTCAATACTTGAACAACACCATTCTGAATAGCATCTCTCATATCTTCACTTCCAGAAGCTACTGCAGCGTGAGTAAGAGTTACTTTTTTTCCTCCTCCGTAATATATGGTAGTAGTTGTGGTTGGATTTGCAACTGGTGAAGCTCCATCTCCTACTTCGATTAATTTAATGTCGTTACAAGAAACTATTTGGTTTTGTTCCCCTGTAACTGGTATACTTAAAAACTTTTGCATTGTTTAAAAAATTAAGTGGTTAATAATCTTACAAAGATAGCCTATTTTTCTAACATATCCTGGAAGGCTTTGTATATGTCAATCCCCTCATCTTTCTGGAAGAATGATGCCACTGTCTGTACGTGATCATCTCCAAAAGGAATAGTTAAAAGCTTGGTCTTTTTAGTCTTGAGATTGTAATAAACATCCTTACCGTTGTTTCTTAAACTTAACAATCCTTTATCAAATACTTTAACTACAGTATCTTGTAGTTCCAACATTGGGTCATTAAGAGCATCTAAGAAGTCTTCTGGATGGTTTTTAGCAAATAGAATAATGTCTCTTTTTAATTCAGCAGTAGTCATATTACCTACCCTAAGTTCCAAGAATACTCTACCTAAAGTTTCCATTTGGTCTAAAGTTAACTCAGCAGCTTGCTTAAATGCTTTTGCCTCAACTTCTAAATAATCTACTTCTTTTTGAGCATCTGCTTCTTTGTCTACTTCCTCAAAAACAGAACCATTGTCTGGGTGGTAATGTAAAAACTCCTGTAATACAGGATTGTTTTTAGGAACATACAACATTCCATCTTCAAAAATAACTGGGTCTAATATTACGTTTTTATCTTGCTCATCTTCAAAAGGACTCTTTTGATTGGATGCATAACGTAAAGGTCTATTGTGTTCACCATCAAAATATAATAATGGCTTTCTTCTAGTATTTCTAGAATTAATCGTGTGACTTAATGGTTGGTGACCGTTTCTTAACTTGTAGATACGGTTTTTTATTTCTTTCTTTTTTTTCATTTGATTTAATTTAAAGTTTAAAAAATAGGAGGGGATTGCTCCCCTCCATAAATTATACTATTATTTGAACAATACGAAATTGTTTGCACCCATAGTACATAGTGCTCTTTCTGATAAGAAATTAACTCTCATCTCATCAGCATCGCTAGTAGCTGCACCACCGGCAGAACCAGTAATCCAAGACTTATAACGTCTGTCTTCAGTTTCAGAAGCTCTGTATCTTACGTGTAAGAATGGTCTCTTAGCGTTTCTTCCCAATACTTGGTCATAAACATTAGTTGAACCAGCTGGTACTAATACACCATCAATAGCCCCACCAACTAAACCACCTCGCATTGTAGGATCGTTAAGGTATTTCCAATCTGTCTTGTAGAAATCATATGCTCTTCTAAATCCAGAAAATCCTAGGTTTAATGCCATCTCTTCGTCATTGTCAAACAATCCGTAAGATGAACCACCATTACCATAAGAGTTCTGAGCAGCTAACATATCATCAATCTCGAAAGATGTCTGTCTGTTTAAGAAAAGAACGTTCTCTTCAATAGCACCTTGCTTATCTAGTCTTTCGATAATAGAATCGAAATCTCCTAAATTAGTAATAGCACCTGTAAAGATATTACCTCTTGACTCAATAGCAGAAAATAATCCTTCAGAACCAACAAATCCAGCACCAATAGCGCCTGATCCAGTACCAGCTTTTACAGCTTCTACCATTGCAGTTTCTAAATAATCTTCAAACCTCATTCTAGTTTCGTGCTCTGCTTTTAAATACCATAGGTATCCATTAGCTCCATCTTCAGTAGATACTTCTACCCACCCGATTTGAGCCATATCAGAACCACTAACAGCGTAGTTGTCTTTGATGATGATTGGATTGTTTTCAAGAATCGTGTCAAATGGCTCTAAAGAACCTTCCATTCCAGCATCTCCTTTTTTAAATTCAGAACCGTAAATGAAAACACTTACTTTTTCGTTAACATCAACAGTTGTTCCAGCACCAGTATACCCACCAGCTTCAAAGAATTCAACTGTAAATGTAGTTGCGTCTGGATTACCAGCTACAACAGTAACAATACCTTTGTTAGAAATCCCAGCATAGCCAGCGTTTCCAGATATCATAACTGTTTGACCTTTTCTAATAGCAATATTAGAAGCAGTTCCAGCAGCAGCCATTGTTTGATCTGCAGGAATTAAAGCATCAGCTACTGTGAAAACAGCTTGCGTTGCATTAACAACAGCAGGAGTACTTACATCTGTATATTTAATGTGTAATCTACCTTGTTCTGCCCATTTAATAAGGTCAGAATTAGAAGGCATCTCAGCACCTACCATTCTTAAGAAAGAAGAAAGAGTTCTGTTTCCATATCTCTCAAATTCCTTTTCGTATGTGTCTGGCAAATATTGATTTAAAAAATCAAAACTTGTCATATAGTTTGTTGCGGTTGGAACTCTAGTAGCACTTGGCTGTAGAGCAAACCCCGGTATATTTAAACTCATTGTTTTTTGTTTTTAATGTTTAACTTATTTATTTTTTGGTGACCTAATTGTCAATCCCCGCCTAGACGAGGGTGTCGTAGCCTTAACACTAAATCCTTGTTTAGATGTCACCTGCGGAGTTTGCCTCATATCTAAGTTTATATTTTTAGATTTTTTAGCAGACTCATTAACAGCTGATGCCACCCCTTGCTCGTAAAAATACTTTGCGAACTTTTCAGGATTCATTGCCATTGACAACGACTTGTGATATCCAACTACATCCGATATCTCTCCTTGATCATTAGTAAACTTTGATACAAAGTTCATAATGTCAGATTGAGACTTCTTCAGTTCGTTGAAATCGCCAGGAGAATAAACATATTCTTTATCACTGATGTTAAACTTAAAACCTTTAAATTCTTCAGTAAACAATTTATTGGTGTTCTCCTGAAAACT